TGCATTTACAGAATGTGCAGAGCTATTAAATCCACCACCATCACCAGTATCAGGAGTAGTAGCAGCACCAGCATTATCTAGATTAGAAATAGGAGCAGGAGTAACACCACCGTTAGTATCTCCAATAGAAGTTGGGGTTGAAGTAGTTGGATTACCATAAGCAGATTCAGCTAGTGAGGTTTGAGTAGTTTGTGGGCTATTACTTGCTATATTCTGAAGAGAATAGTCATTAGATCCAGCAGGTACCCCTGGATTAATGGGAGCTCCCGGATCTGTTAAACTAGACAAAGAGAACCCATTACTATCAGAAGCACCATTTACAGCACTAGTAGCTAGATCACCACCACCAGTAGGTGCAGGGGTAGCTGGAGTATCTAGAGGAGTCCCAGTAGGAGAAGACATATCTCCCAGACCATAGGTAGAGGCCCCACTAGCAGCATCTGCTGCACCAGTAGCACTCCCAAGAGAGCCAGACTCAAAAGCAGTAGGGGCAAATTCAGCACCACCTTGGGATGCTAGCATACCTTCTACTGTGTCTCCTGAAGCCCCTACTGTTGCACCACCAGCACCAGTAGCACCATCAAAAGCTCCGCTAAGGAAACCCCCAATTGCCGCACCACCAGCACCCGCCAGAAATCCCTTACCAAAGGAACCTCCCCTAGCAGATGATAAGAGACCTCCGGCAAGTCCTGCACCAACAATACCACCAATAAGACCAGCCGTAATACTGACACCAGCAATAGTACCAAGTACTGCCGTACCAAAAACAGCAGCTCCTACGGCTGTACCAATAGCAGCCCCTACAACACCTACAACAGCACTAACAATAAAAGCCATTATGTTTTCCTTTCAAGTAATTTGTGATACTCAGTATAAGAGGATACACAAAGCTCTTTTTCAATATCATTAATTGATTTAGTCTTAACGTCTTCAACTGCATGTAGTGTTAACCACATCGTTTCTTTAAGAGCGTAAGCTACTTTCTTTCTTCCAATTTTACTTACAAAGACACTACCTGGCTTAGTAATATGCCTACGGCCATCTTCTGTAGTTACTATCAAATCTCCATAGACCATAATATCAAGAGTCTCAGTAAGATGAACAGCTCCGGTTAGGGTAGCTCCTTCTGGTATGATGATCTGTCTTAGATATAAACCGTCTGCAAAATAGTGATCTGTTTTACAGTGAGTCTGGGGTAGTTGTAGTAGGGTATCCTCTATGTCTTGAAGCTTCTTCTGAATGCCATTTAAACTCGTCTGGGAGGGCGTAGTGAGGTCAGACATCTATAAGGTACCCCATACTAAGTTCATCAATATAAGTTTCGTCAGAGAGTCTTCTGGAATCTACTAGAGTCCCCTCAGTTTGGAAACCAGCCTTAGTAAGTATCTTCCAAAGACTAGGACAAGTATTGCGTATCTCTATCTTATGGATATCACACTTCTCTTTATACATGGTAAGGGTCTCCATTAGGAGACGAGTAATCTTATTAGATTTAGCACCATCTCCCGGTAGAATAGTCATCTGAAGTGTATATGGAGTCTTATCCATAAATAAAAGAGAAACATTATCTTGGTATGTAATTAAGATTAAACCATTTAGACAAGCTTCCTCAATATGCTCTACTAGTTCTTCTTTTGTCTTTCCCCAAAGAAGAAGCTCTTCAAGAAGTTCTCCATCTACGGACTCAAGAGACTCTTTTACATGCTGTGGTAAGTCCATTCCATAAAACATTTCCATACTAGGTACCTTTAATTTATTCTACTCGAATATGCCATGTTGCTGCTACTGGAACAACTGCTGCTCCACTTGTATTATGAATCCTGATAGTTACTGTATTTGCTGCACTTACATAACCACACCACATTAGACCTGCTTCAATAGCAGCAGGAGGGCCAAGCTTTACTGTTGCTCCTGCTACTGCTCCTGTAACAGTTACTGTTAATGCTGCTATAGCATTTGCTGCAATAGAACCAAAAGTTAAACTAGCAGTAGCATATAATGTATGAGTATGTAGAGTAGTGGTTCCTCCATCAGTAAGATCAGTCCACTTAGCTATATCAAATGAACCAATAGTAGTATACTGTGTATTAGTTAAATGGAATCTTTCACTAGGAGAACCCCCCTGTATTCCATTAAGTTCATTATGTGTGGATGTAGTAATGTTATTATTAATCCTACTAATGGCATCATGTACTGTATTAAACCAAGTATTAAGAATTTCCTTATCCGTACTATCTACACTTGGAGGTGGGGGAACCCTAACAACATTAGCCATTAATGGTCTCCAATTGAGTATGTGATTTCAAGTGCTTCAAGTCTTCTAGGGGAATTATGCGTATATTCTAATTCCCAAGCCCTTCGTCTAGCCCTACCAGACCTCATAAAATAAGGACGATCCCCAGCATTTAGAATCTTATCATTAGACCAAGTAGTATAATCATCATCACTCCAACGAAGAATATCACTATGCTGGCAAGCATCTCCCACAATAGTAGTCTGTTGGAAGAACTTATAACTATCTGTATCAAAGTCCTGCTTAGATAATCTGATTTTAGCAGTGATCTCAGAATCGAAGTCATTATACACTAATGGATCGTATTTGTACAGTTTTCCATCAGTTGCATGTTGAACTACCATAATTCCATTAGCATCACAGAAAGAGACAAAAGGCATCATGTGTCCATTGTGTTGCCACTCACACCACATATTTTCTTCTAGATCATAGACGAATGTTTTATCTGCAGTAGGAAGATTAATAATGTATAAAATATGACCAATCATCCGAACACCATGCCCAGTGATTCTCTCACTAGGAACTTCTAGATCAATAAACTTCTCAATATATTCTGTTGAGATCTCCTTAGGAGAAGTACCATCCATACGCCATATAGAATGCCCAGCTAGCTCTGAATCCCCAATATACATAACAGTACGTTCTGTCTGTAGGACAGCAGAAGCACTCATTGTACCTGTCTGCTGTACGAGTTGCTCATACCTATCAAGAGGAGAGGTAACTCCAGTAGTGATTTGATTAGCCTTTGAATAGTTATACATAAACTCTGTAGAGTCAGTACCAAAAGCAACTACATAGTTATTCTGTCTGGCTAATCCTATAAGAGGATCTGGATAACTCTCTGCACTAGCAAAATCAAGGGGACTCCAACTAAATACAGAAGTTAGTCCAGAGTTATAGATATCAAAGGAGCTGTCTTTAGCAAGGAAGAGGTATCCATCCATTTCTACTGGAGAAGATCTATGTGGGGAAGGAAATCCACCATATTGTCCTTTGTACGTCCAAGTAACTCCCCCATCTACTGTAGTATCCCCAATACCCGTTACATTCCAAGTTGGTTGAGTCGTTCCAGCAGGTCCAGTAACTTTAGTGGCTTTAAAATATTCTCCTGTTTCTGTTATAGGGATAATCTCCTTATTTAAAGTATAAGAAGTACTTGCTATCCAATGGGAAGGGCCAGCATAAACCCCATCATATCTCCAAACTACTCCATTGTCATTAGTAGTAGAAACTCCAACTGTTGTAGTGACCCAAGTAGGTTCTGTAGCACCAGTAGTGCCAGCAGTAATACAGGTAAACCAACTTCCATGAGCAACCTTAACACGACGATCCCCTACTTCTATAATAGTATCAGAAGTCCATTCTAAATAGCGGGTATCTACACGAGTAACTGTATTAGAAGAGTCAATAACCCAAGCATCAATACCATCAGCTAAGAATATAGCTGGTTTACTGAAATCATCTGTATTAGTAAACTGGGTAGCCCCACAAGGTAATGTAGAGGTACTCAGAACCTGTTTAGCAGTAGTTCCCATATAAAGAGTATTACCAAATACAGACCATACTGCCCCATTGAAATACCAAGTACCTCTACCCTCAGCAGCAGTGCCTGCTACATTAGAATAGAGAACAGTTCCGGGACGTTTTACACAGAAGAACTTTTTAGTGTCTGTCACAGTATTCTTAGTTGTCTCAAAGACATAATTCAGAAATCTCTGATCTTTGTCTTGGTTTGTTGCGCGTTGTTGGGCATTGCCTACCAAAGGAACACGGATGTTCTTTCGGAAGGGTGCCATCCGTTCCCGTCTTGGCATATATTAATACTTTCTATAATCTGCGGTAATAAAGAAACTACCCTCTTCTGTCCCGAACCCAAGAGCACTTTCTTTAAGCATACCTGCTTCTTTAATGAGTTGGTTTCTATCTTCAATAATAATACCGTACTCACCAGCAAGTCTAGTAGCTAGACCATACTTAAGAGCCTCATACCATTCCTGTGGGAAATCTGGAGTATCTATAGATACGTCAAAATCCTCGAAAGGTTTCTGATAGGTAAACCTAATTTGCTTATAAGATACGGCAGTTGAGTCTGCTGGGGGAAATACATATAACTCCCCAGTATCTCTCTTCGGATCATAGTAGATCTGAATAGGTTGTCCTAGGCTTGTTTTATTTCCTAGACGGAGGTACTCATCACGAGTGATAATCCGCATAGGGATATCCACATTAGAGGATGTATCATGCAGAATAGCTTGGGTAATCTTAAGTGGTTTGGGGATATTTACAGTCTGTCCAGTACCAATGGTATACATCTGTGTACCAAGAGTAAGGGCCATATTATAACTCCCCCTAGCCCATAGTGGCATTCCATCAGCCTCCCATGACTTCACAAGCATATTTAAGGCTACAGCAGCCTCGTTAACCTGATCGACAGATGGTGTCTCTCCTACACCCAATGCACCACATAAACGCAGTGCTCCTTTAATTAGATCATCCCGTGTAACACTGAAGTCTGTTGAATTAGATGTAGCCATAACTTATTCCTTTAATCATGAAACCAAGGACGACATACAAATGTCCGTAAACCTTCTACAGGGTTCTTCCACCCATATAGCCAATAGAATCTACCTAATATATGCTTATCGACTAACCAAGGCCCTCCTAGAACCTTTAAACTACCTTCCTTAACAGAGAGAACCTGCGTACCGAAGTTACCTGCAGGGTTACGGATCGCTAGGAACCACCACTGGTCGAATAAAGTTGGGTTGGGAGGCATGTGGTTGTTTCCCGCCCGCCCATAAAGATAATTACCGAACCACGTGGTTTTGCCATCCCACCCCCACCGGGGTTGGAGCAGGAAAAACGTTACCGGCAGGCCGACGATAACCACTGGAAACCAAATCAACAACGACAATAGAAAGCTAGCAATGAATTTCATGGGATCCCCTTAAATTTTAACGCACTTCAAGATGCGCTGGCCGGCGGCTAAGTTGGCTGGGCCGCCCGTTGGGGCAATAGGCGATACAGCGCCGTCCTGCGCACCTAGCTGGTAGTACGCATAGGAACCACCGCCCACTACTGCCGGGTTTTGCCCGTTAGCCAGCACGTGTGAGTGCGAAATTACAGCACCAACTGTTGCCGTACCGACGTTGGCGTTTGCCTGTACGCCAGCGTAATCAGCGGGGAACCACGGCATGCCAAAAGTAGTAGAACCATCACCGGAACCCCATAGGTAGCCCGATGCACTCATCACAGCATGCAGGGCCGCATAGGTAGTACGACTAATATTAGTTGCAACTAAAGGGCAAGCTAGAAAACCCGAAGGTGCTATAGTTCCAGAAAAATCTATGATTGTACCAACTGGGACAGTAACTAACCCAAGGGCAGCTACTAAAGCCGCAAGATCCGCCGCCGCTAAAGCTGGGCCCATATAGCCAGATAACGCCGTTAGTTGCCCGGCCTGCGTTGCTGTCAAACCAGATAAAGTATCTAATTGAGCATCCCATGCCTGTACAGTTGTTCCAATAGCTGTAGTAGCAATCTTTTTTGTATCTAGTTCATTTAGAGCCATCTGCACATTGATAGCTGCAATATTTCCTGCTGGAATATTAATGATAGAGCTTGCTGAAATAATAGCTGCTGTGGGATTATAGACTACTGTATTTACATCATTTAGCCATGATGCTTTAATAGGTGTCTGCCCATCTATAAAAGTTGTATTTGCCAAGATTGGCTCCTTTTTTAGATACCCTCTAAAGGATACCTGGATTAATTTTTCCTGCTATAACACACCCCGATATGGCATCTCCAGAAGTTGCATAGGAATTATTTGGAGTACAGGTAAGTGTATTTGCATAAATTGGTGTACTTGGATTTAGGTTCTGGTCAAACCCACCATAAACATCTGTAGAAGGTGGTCTTTGAAATGGAACTGTAATCTTATCTTGCCGTACCTTAATAAAGTCTTGAGAATGTCTTTGTTCAAAACAACAATCACAAACTATAAACCCATCCCACCTATGCTTGCTATTAGATGCTTTAATCTTTAGATTACATACATCGCAAAGGACGTACCAATCACCACTTTTATAGTTCCATCCCTTAGACATATCTTATCCCTTTATATGTGTCTGTACCCATTGAATAAACCCTGCTCCAATAAGTCCCACTAAAAAGAGAACTCCAGATAAGATAATGCTACCTGCAATCTTTTCTTCTATCCTCTTTCTTCGTGCCTCCCTTTCTTTTCTTTCTGCAATCATCTCAGCGATAAACTCATGTTGGGTTGCATGGGTCTCAGGGTCAATCCAGAGGGCATGTCCACCCTCCCTCATTTCTCTAATTACTTCTGCTGCTATTTCTTTTGCACTTATTTTTTCTGGAATCATTTTATACTTTTAAAGGATGCTGTAAGCCACCCCTGGGGGTGGACTTTATTGGTGCTAAGAAAACCCGCCGGGTTGCGCTTTGTTAAGAGGCGTGGTGGGTGTTATTACGTTGCGAAGGTATTATCCACTGTCTTTGTTCCAGCACTAGGCGTGTCAATCGTTCCGCCAGCGCAATGGCTCGCGTGAATCTTGCAGTTATCGCCCGCGACAGCGGAATACAGTTTGAGGGTTCCCGTGTTGCCCGGCGCCTTGATGTAGCAATCTGACATGTAAATATCCGGTGCGCCGGTAAACGAGGTCAGCGCTGAAACAACAAGCGAGACATTCGTCGTTGACGCATCCGGGAGCGTAATGCTGATATTGGAAAGGTGAATTGGCGTCCCGATTGCTTGAGGGGGAGAGAATACTCTGATTGCTGACAGCAGGCCGTCAGGGTCTTTGACGACCATCTTATAACCGTCAACAACTATCTTCCTGCCGGAGCACTGTTCAAAAATCCGGGAATCAGGATAAACAATTCCGTCCGTATTGACCGGCGCAAGCTCAACAACAGTATTGAGTACAATAAAATCGCCTTGGCAATTCACGTTAATAACGTGGGCTCCGCCTGTCGTTGGACGCTGGTCAATATGCACGCCAAGCAGCTTGAATGATCCCAGCTTGACGGAAGCAGAAATAAGATCAGATTTTATAGTTGCCAAACGACTACCGGGCCGCATGTCGAAGCGAATGCAGTTGGCAGTATTCCACGTAACCAAGTCATTGTTTGTCATGAACGGAGCGCCGGTGTTGTGGAGAGTCACGCCTTGCTCGAAGATAAAATTTCCGTAGCGCAGCGTACCTTGCTTGAGAGCGCACGTTCCACTGCCGCATTTCCAAGTGGAACCTGAGAGCGAGATAAACCGGACATTCAGCGCCGTGGCAGTAAATGTATATGCCGCTTCACTAAATTCTTGGTCAAGCAAAAGCAACGTGTAGTAAGTCGGAGTGTTGTAGGTGATTGCTTTGGAGGTCGCGGCGAGGGTGGCCTCGATTCGGTTCATTTCAGAAATGATCGCGCCAGTGTGCCCGTCCGGACCCTGGATCGGATACATATAAGTATCACCTGCAAGCTGGAACCATGTATCGCGGCGAAAGCTCACCGACGCAAAGCCGTCCGTGGTTGCGATAGACGAGCCTTGTGCCCAATCGGTGACGTTGGCTGGCGCGTTCACCGGAGAGTAGGCTGAGAACTGCGGGAGCGTGGAAATATAGTTCAAAGCTGCCGTTATAGTCGCAAATTGACCATAGGCCCCAA